TCCGTTTGCAGGGTCTGTCTGTTGCCGGTAACAATATGAACGCGTTTGTTCAGACTGCTCGTACTGTGTACGATTCTACCGGTGCTCCAGCTTTAGGTTCTTCTGGTGATTATCCTCTGTTCATTATCGCTGATAGTGGACGTGGTACCTCTAATAAGCGTATTCGTATCTATGCGAATAGCGTTGATAGTTCTCCTCTTAATTACTATAAGTATATCCTGGAGGTTTCTGAGAACGGTACTATCCTTGAGAGTATTCCGTTTACTCTGAATCCTGATATTAATGAGGAAGAGTCTGGTAAGCGTCGTCCTGTAAATAGGTCTCTGGAAACTTCTGTATTCCAGAAATCTGATCAGGTTCGTGCTCGGTTCTTCGATGATATCTATTGGGATATGATTGAGAACTTGGAGTATATAACTAATATTAGTAATCTTTCTGAAAAAGACGTTATATTTGGTTATGACGAATACCGCGTTTCTATTCCAAACCTGAACACTAATGCTTCTCCTCTTCTCGATAGTGCATTTGGTGCACCTCTCTTGAATGGTAGCAATGGTTTGTTCGGTAATTCTCCTATTTCGCTTCCTCGTACAGGCGGTAACATGAATGTTGTAGATATTGCTATCCGTAATGCATTCGCTGGTAATACTGATGATGGTGATACGATCTACGATCTTGATGCTAACCGTATTGACTGTATCTTCGATGCTAACTATCAGCAGCCCATTAAGAGAGCTATTGAACAGTTAGTTAACTTCCGTGAGGACTGTGTGTACTTCCGTGACTTCGGTACTGAAGCTTACACTATTCCTCAGATTAAGGAAATCAATAGCTACGGTAGCCATAGTAGGTTTGTAGCAAGTTACATTAACTACTACAAGATCTACGATCCGTTTACTCGTAAGCCTATCGAAGTTACTGTTACTTATGACCTTGCACAGTTGTTCGTCAACCATTTCATTAATGGTCGTGTACGTCCGTTCTGCGGTCAGAAGTACGGTATCGTTATTCCTAGTGAAGATTACATTCCTGGTTCTATTAACTTCATTCCTCGTGTACTTCCTGGTGCAGGTAACGATCAGAAGAAGATCTTCGATGATCTGCGTCTGAACTACCTGAACATGTACGATGGTGATATACTCACTATGGAAACTTGCTACACTAGCCAGACTGAGTATACTCAGTTGAGCTGGGTTAACAATGTTCTTGAAGTACAGGAAGTTATTAAAGCCATTCGTGTATTCTGCCCGAAGGAACGTTATACCTTCCTCGATGGTGACGATCTTGTCCAGTACAAGAAGGATGTCCAGGAAATGGTCATTGACAAGTTCAAGGGCAAGTTCCAGGATATCAGTATTGATTATGCTACTAATGCAGCTTATGATTCTAACAAGATCATATATGCTATCATTAAAGTAAAGTTCAGGAACTTTATCCAGACGGAAAAGTTCAAGATCATTTGCTTGCAGTCTTAATTAGGGGGTGAAGAGTAATGGCTGTAAAAAATATTTACGCAGATACACTTGCGCCGCTTGACGTTACTAAGTTCACCCTGTTCCGTGGTGTAACTGACTATACTCAGCTGCAGCAGTTCGATCTCTATGAGACCGGTTATAGCTATCTGATCACTTTACAGTTCCCTGTATTCCTCAATGCTCTTGCAAAGGCATCTGATGAAAAGGGTGGTTATGCTGATCTGATTAATAGCTATCGTCATATTATAGAGTGGGAATTCAAAGGTGCTAGTGGTATCGAAGATATCACTTCTGAGACTTCTGCTCTTAGTAATGGTATTACTGACCTGAACGTTATTACTCGTGTTACTGAGCAGGGTGGTTCTCAGTTTACTATGAACTACTTTGAGCGTTCTGGTTCTGTTCTTACCAAGGTTAACGAGTTGTATCTCCGTGGTATTAAAGATCCTCGTACGCAGATCAAACGTTACAATGGTTTGCTTCAGGGTCCTCTTACTATCCGTGGTAATAGTACTCCTTTTATTATGGATGGTGGTAAGGTATCTGGTATGCAGGATAAGGGCTTCCAGTATGAAATTTTCCACTTCTTGCTGATTGTCACTGACAATACTGGCTTGAATGTTGAAAAGGCATACATCTTGGCTTCTTGCCAGCCTACTGCTGCTAATACTAGCATCTATAACGTTGCTCGTAATGAAATCGGTTTCTCCGAGATTCCTCTTACTTTCAACGGTCTTCCGATTCCTGGTCGTATTGTCAATAAGAAGGCAGCTGAATTCCTTCGTTACATCAATAAGCATTGCTGCTTTGATGAGATGGAATACGGTTACCAGATTCTTGGTAATTCTGCAGTTGATACCGAAACTGGCGATACTAACAGCACTGAAGCTTATGTTAAGGCTGTTGAGGAAGCTAACAACGGTGGCAAGGAAATCTTTAGCTCTGCTGTTAAGGATAATGGCGACGTTATTAGTGAGACTGAAGCTGGGCATCCTGGTTGGCTTGACTATGAGCTTACCAATACTAGCACTCAGAGCTCCAGTGGTGAGTAATAAACTGATTGGCGAATCCTTCCTAATTCATAAAGTCCTCCTGCCTGTAATGGGCAGGAGGATTATTTATTGATTTTTAAAACAATAGAATAATTATTTAAAGGAGGCGTTACTATTGGCTAAACGTAATGAACAAGACCTCTCTTTTTTGAATAGTGGTCTAAATAAAAAGCTTGCACAAAAGATACAAGATGAGATAGATATAGCACATAAGAATATATACTTTGGTGATAATGATGATGCTAAATACATAGATGCTATTAGAAAGCGTATAGATAAAGATTTAAACTTCTTAATAGATAAAACCCGTATGCGTAATAACGGTATGAATATATCTAATCTATATGCTCGTACTATGAATACGGATAACTCTAATGAGTTAGTAGAGTTTAAGAAAGCATTACAAGATGAGAGTGTATTATCTGATCTGATGGATATGTATTCTCAGAATGCTGTACAAAGAGATATGGATAGGGAAATAGATACTGTATGTAAGTATGTTCCTAATCTGCAGAAAGCTCTTAATATTAAAGCAAATCATGTCTTATGTGCAGATCATTTTACTAGAGATAGTTTGAATATAGAGATATTAACAAACGAGACAGGAAAGAATACACCTGATAGTTCTAATACTCCTACTGCACAGTATACAGCTAAAGGAGATATAGAATCTTTTAAACGTAAGTATAAGATAGTTAAGTTAGTTAAAGATGTATATAAAAAAACTGCTAAGTATGGAGAAGAGTTTATATACATAGTATCTTATACAAAAGCATTAAATCGTCTATTAAAGAAAGGTGAGAATAGTGGATTAATTACAGAGTCTACTGTATTAGATGAATCTACTATAAACCAAGTAATAGAGAGTACCTGTAAATCTTTTAAAATTGCTTATGGTAAGTCTACTAATGAGAATGAAAGCATATTAACTGAAAGTTTTTACGATTATGATGATTTAAACCCAAATATGCTTTCTAATTTAACGTCCAACGCTGGGTTTGAGAGCCTAGAAATTGAATATAACGATTCTGGAGTTATACCGTCATTCGTTAGTGAGCGACAGTCCGCTGGAGCGCTTCTAGAGCAATTATATGCAATTCATGAAGCAGATGGACTCAGTTTCAATAATAAGACGTTAATGTCGAATAGATCTTATCTGAATAAAATGAATAAACAGTTTAGGAACTTCTCTAAAGAAGGAGGTTCTTTTAAACTACCAGAGAATCTATCTATAGATGGATTTGTAGAAAAGAAGTATAATACAGAGAAGACTAAAGATGAAGAAGTAAATGTTCCTGGCGCTATAGTAAAACGTCTTGATCATACTATGGTTAAGATACTTAATATAGACGAAGTCGTATTAGGATACTGGTATATAGAAGTAAATAGAGAAATGATAGATAAAGATCAAACTACATTTTCTAATACTTTAGGTGGTTTGCGTCCTAGACGTAGCACAAGGAATAGAGAAGACCAAGAACGTCCTGGGGTAGATGACCAGATACTAGCACGTATTGCTAAACAAATATCTGATAAGATAAATGGTAAGTTCATTAATGCTAACCAAGATCTTAGTAAAGAGATATATACTATACTAAAGTATAATGCAGACCATGGTAATGGAGGAAAGATTAGTAAGATAAGAGTTAGTTTTATTCCTCCAGAAGATATAGTGCACAGCTATTTTGAATTAAATGAAAAGACTAAAAGAGGGAAGAGTGATTTAGAGCTTTCTCTATTCCCTGGTAAACTGTTAAGCTGTTTATATATTAGTAATGTAATAGCATTGCTTACTAGAGGGTATGATAGAAGAGCATACTATGTAAAACAAAGTGTAGATACTAATATACACCAAGTGCTAATTAACGTTATAAACCAGATTAAGCAAAGTAACTTTAACTTAAGACAGATAGAGAACATGAATAACATACTAAACATTACTGGTCGGTTTAACGATATGGTTATCCCACAAAATAGTAATGGTGAGTCTCCAGTAAGCTTTGAAGTAATTCCTGGACAAAATATAGAGATTAAGACTGAGTTTATGAATATGCTGGAAGAGACTGCTATCGGTTTAATTGGTGGTATTACACTAGAGATGGTAAGAAGCCAAGAACAAGAACAGACTGCTACACATCTTACTATGACTAATGCTAAACTGTTAATAGATATATTTGAAAGACAGATGGCTTATGAAGATATTATAAGCGAATTGATTACTAAGATATATCAGATAGAATATGGAGTAGAAGATGAACTTAAAGTAGAACTTCCTCCTCCTGTTATGCTGAACTTTACTAACACTAGTCAGATACTAACAGTAGCTAATGAACTAATACAGAATATAGTAACTATGAAGATGGGTCCTGATAATCAGCAGAGTGGTAATGAAGGATTAAGGAATGCATTTATTGGTAGATTAATGCGTTACTACTTTAAGACTTTCTTACCTATGGAAGAGATAGACCAAATGTATGAAGAGGCAGAAACAGAAATGACTGCTACAACTAGTAGTATGCAGCAAGACCCAAACAGTATGGGTGGTAACATGCAAGGTGGATATTAAAAGACAAAACTATATAAAGAGGACTATAACGGTCCTCTTTATTTTTATTTGAGAATTTGTTATCGCGGTGGCGACTGCCACAATGGGTCTGGTGTTGGTGTGTGGGCTTTGGACTTGTCCGACGATGTCTCGAACAGCGACTGGATCAATGGCTTTCGGTTAGTTAAAATATTAAATACGTTTAAGAATAGATTAATTTAAGATGGTTAGTAATAACAAATTTTAATATTGCCCGTATCTCTTTTTATACAGTATTTATACTGTATAAAAAGAGATATAAATTAGATAGCAATATTTAGGCCAATAAAACATAGTTATTACAATCTAGCATGGGGCGCAGGATGCTCTTTGGCTTTAACG